TTTACCTGTAAAGAAAGGGCAAGCAAGACCTAAAACACTTACTGTTGCAGGTTTAGGTGCAGCAGGCGCAGCAGGTGGTGTTCTTGCCGGTAAATTAGCGAACCGTGTTATTGCTGCTATGGGTCAACCGGATTTACCAACAACTCAAGAGTATGGTATTAGTTGAGATAGAATTTAATTAATATAGTATCGATACAAAAGAATGGCATCTGAACGTATTCCTCAAGGTGGCGGTTTAGCTGTTTACGATCCACTTCTTGCTGCTCAAGGATTTTTTCGTGATCCACGTGCAACTGGTAAATATTATGCTGGAGTAGGTCAACAAGCATTTACTAATTTACAAACTAATCTTGGGCAAAAGACTGCTCAAGGTGCACAACAAGCTGGTGCTTTATTTCCACGTAGTGCGATGCTTGGTGGTGCATTGGGCGCTGTTCCTGGTGTTGTTGGTGGTGTTCAAGATCTTCAAGAAGGACGGTTGCTTGAAGGCGGTGTAACTCTTGCTGGCTCAGCTTTGAGCGGTGTCGGTGGAGCTATAGCATCAAGAAGGATTGGGGGCGCTAAAGGTGCATTGATTGGTGCAGGCCTTTCAGCACTTGGCGGGCTTGTTTCTGGCGGTGCTGGTGAAGCTCTTGAAAGAAAGAAAGCAGAAGATACAGGTCGTCCTATTGCAGGAAGGGAAGGGAGTTCTTCTGAACGCCGTGGACGTACACGTAAAGATGCTGAGCTTGCATTAGAACTGCAACAGCGCAGCATGGATCAAAATATGCAGTTTTTGACTCAATACACAGGCATGATGCTTAATGCTCAAACTGAGCAGCTAAAGAAAGAAATGCCTCTTATTCAGAAACTTAAAGATCAAGATCTTGCTCGTCAGCAAGCCTTGATTAATACTCAAGGTCAAAATTACGCCATGCTCGGTACCATGGCAACCATGGGTAAACTTTCTACCGGAGCACAAGAACAAGCAGGCGCGAACTTAAGGACTGCAATGACGAGCAATCCTTACGCTAATTCTGTTCTTCAGGCGCCTTCCATTAGCTTTGGGTGATCACTATGTCGTTTTTAGGTTTAGCTGGTAAGTATGCAGATGCCTTTGGAGCTATGGGAGGCATGAGCTTTGATCTGACACCAGGTTTTAATTTAGACTACACAACTAAACCGCCTTTAGGTGGTGATAGTACATTGCCGAGTTCTCCGGAAGGACCAAAAGCTGGTGGGTTTAATATCGGCGGCATTCAACTTGATCCTTCTAAATTAAGCGGAGATCAACTCCTTGCTTTTGCTATGTATAAGGATCAGAATGATCCTCAAAAGCAGCTTGAGTTGATGAAGGCATACGATGAGATTCAAACGAAGCAAGCCGATAAAATGATGAAGTACGGCATGCAAGCAAACCTTATGGGTGCATTGCTTAAGGATGTTCCAAAAGCAATTACAGCTGCTGCTACACCGCCTCCAGGATATTACCAACGTTTAGCTGAAATGGGCCAAGCACCATTTACAGCTGCTCAAGCAATGCCTCTTGGTGGAGCAGCTACAGGTAACTTTGGTTCAGGCAGGTCGGGCTATTTTAGGAACGTCTGATTAGCATTAGCTGCAGTAAAATAACTTTAGAACGTGTATCCAAGTGTTTGAATCTTTTGCTGGTTCTTTAAATAACTTTGGATCCGCTTTTACGCCAGGTGGTTCCGTAAGTTCTTTTTTGCCATCATCAGGATCACCATTTGGTTCTTTTGGCGACTATTCAAGTTTTGGTTCTTCAGCAACTTCAGGAGGTGGTGGTATGTTAGGTGGTTTTGGTGGGTTGGCACTAGCTGGTGGCCTTGGCATTGGTCAGGGACTTATTGGTATGTTTGGCCAGCAAAATCAAGCATCTGCAGCGAGAAACCTGTCGCGTGAGCAAGCTAGGCGAGCTGAAAAGCTTCTTAATACACAATTCGACAGAATAGGGCAGCTTGAAGGTAAAAGATTTGAATATGGACTTGCTACAGATGCTTTTGGATATGGTTTAGAACGTATGGCAGCATTAGATTCAAGTAGAATTAAAAATAGTCCTGATTATCTGCAAGCAACTGGTCGTGAAGTAGGCGCCAATATTGCAGGGCGTTTCATGGATCCTACTTACGCAGCTCGTACTGCTCAAATGTTCTACGGTTAAAACAATGGATCCTTTTGAATGGCTAATTCCTAAAGCAAACGTACCAAAGACCGCATCGAGTCTTTATGGCTTGGTTGGTCAAGGTGGCTTTACAGCTAATGATGCTTTCTTAAACGCCACTCAGGGTATGGACCCTAGGGCGTACGATGATTTCTTAAGGACTAGCGAAGCTCAAAATTTACTTGGATACGACTTTTACAAAGAAGATCCAGAGCGTGCTCTTCGTCTTGCAGAAGATACAGCATTTACAACATTTGGTGATCCAAATCTTCCAAGTGGTTTAGTTGAACGTTATACCCAAGCAGCACGCGATGCAGGCCGTACTGGTTCTCCATCTGAGATGCGGCAATTTATTGCTCAATCATTAGCTTCTAATGCAGCCTATGCTGAACCACGGACAGTTAATGATTACGAACGCCAGATGGCTGCACGAATGGGCAATCTGATGTTTAATGCAGATGGCACTAAGTCTGGACGTTATGACGTAGGAAAAGGGATTGTCGAATCATATAATAAACTTAAAGACAAAGATTTAGCTGGTAAATACGCACAGTATTTCGGCTAAACATGGAGGAAAACTGATGAGCAATTTTGAGTCATTTGATGCCCTTTATAGTAGTTTTGGTACTGGTAATACAGAAACTAGAGATAGATTAAAAGAAATTTTTAATAATCCTGGGAACTACACCCAAGATGAAATTAAAAGTGCATATTCTTCTGCATTGGAAAGACCGGCTTACGGCGGTCCTATTAACAGAAGGCATTACAGAAATATAGGCACCGATGACGACGATTGGGTGCAGGATGAAAATGCAGTTGCAGCAGACATGAATCGTCATGATACTGCACTGAATAGTTTGTTAATTAATGCTAAAACTAATAGCCCTGCTCCTGTTGCTGCTGCTCCTGCCGCTGCTCCTACTCCTCCTAAACCAAAGCTACCTACATTGACAGGTGGTAGATGGGATAATGGTGGATCAGATGCTACTCCAGGTAGTGATGCTGATCCAACAAGATATATGGGCATGACGCCCGCTGAATATGACGATTATCTTTTTAATCGTCAGGCGGAAAAAGAATATGGCCTTACCAAGCTAGATGCTAGATCACGTGCGTTGATTCAAGACTTACGTAACCAATCTGCTAAAGAAGTAGCATCAATTACTTCTGCGGCAACGATGTACGGAGATGACCGCCGTCTTGATATTGCAGATGTTACATCAAGGCGTGATAAAGAAGCACGGATGTATGTAGCAGATGTACAAGGATTGGCCACTACAGATAAAGCAAAAATTGATGGTGCTTTTGGCATTCAACTGCAAAAGATTATTGCAAGAGGCGCTGAAGATGTAGAAAAAATCCGTGGCGCGTATGGGCTTGCTGGACAACAGATTGCCGGTGAATACGGCTTAGAACGTGATCGTATTCAAGGTGCTACTGCACGTGATGTCGCCAATAGAAATCGTGACGCACAGATCTTTGGCTCTTTAATGTCTGGTTTTTGGTCATAAATTAAGATTTATTGTTGATAATATAGTTAGAGAAACATTATTGTTTTAATACCATGGCAGTTAACAACCCAGGTGGTTCCCAGTTAAACAAAAACGACGCCTCAGTCGATATCAGAACTTTCCAGGATCTTCTTAATAAGCTGGAAGGTTCCAAGAAGCGTCAACAGCGCCAGAAGTCTGTTGAAGGCCGTCGCGACATCTACGCTCAGGGTCTTGCTTCGATGATGAGCAACTTCTGATCTAAATTAAACTATGGGGTCATAGGCCATGACTGTCAATTCTACTTACGAGAACGACGACTGGTTTGATATTAATAAATACAAACAAGCCGCTCAAGTAGCCTATGATTTCTCCATTGGTAAGATGCAGGAGCAAGGTGACCAAGAACGAGAAACTATCGGAAAAGGCGCTACAGAACAGCGAGCAACTAACCGACAGCAACAAGACTTCTCAGAAGCTGACGAGGCAAGAGATTACAAACAATCTCAAAAAGCCTACCGATTCTGATATCAACTCCCGTGTCTTTGGTCACTGGTTAGATAATTTAGATAGTGCTACGAGAGAGTCGTTTTCCGCTTTTGCGGAGGACACTTTTTCGTCTATTCAGATTTATCTATACGCCAGGTTCCTTGGCTACGATGGATCGATCATTTGCGTTGATGATTGGGTGGCAGAACACCATCCCAAACCTGATCATCAGAAAGTTTTGCTGCATGAAATTAATGAAATGCAGGAAGACATTAGAAAATTGCGAAATGATATCGAGAATTATGCAGTTAAACGTGACGCTGGTGTTGCGCGTATTGCCCAGATGCAAAAAGAATTGCGCGGCACTATTGCACAAGTAGAAAACTTTGTATCTTCTAAGGATCGTAAAGGTTTACTTCTTGCTGGTGCTGATCGCGCTATTCGTGAGTTGATGTCTGTCTTTAAAGACGATCCAATCGAAGGTCCTCTCCAAGAAGCATCAATGTCTGTTTGGGCTAGAATTCAATTTGAAGATTAATTACTCATGGATAACGAAGCCATTGAAAATGGCCTATTAGGTAAAAATAGTATTGCGGATTTAGTCTTATCAGTTGAGCGTAACAGAAGACTGAACCCTAATCAGGAAGTTCCAGAAGATATGGAACAAACACCTGGAATGCCAATTGCTGGTAAATACTCTGGTATGCTTTAAAGATGTATAGGTAAGTCATAGTGCCTTCTCATCTTCATCTTGCTTACAGACGTAATGCAAAAGCTGCAGCAGCAAATCATAGAATTCGTAAGTCAGATCACGAAGATATTTTTAAACAAGCAAGGAAAGATTTTGGTTTCTTTTGTGAATACGTTGCAGATAAACCACCGGCTGCACATCATTTGGAATGGCATAAGCAGCTGGTCACAGGAGAGAATAGTTCGTGTTTAAAAAATATTGCTGGACCTAACATCGATCTACTTGGTCCCAGGGGCAGTGCTAAATCCACTGTCTTGGGTCTTTATACCGCATGGGCTATTGGTATCCATACCATGGCTAAGAAGCCCTTACAGATCCTTTACCTAAGCTATACGGTTGATATTGCGCGTTCTAAGTCAGCAACAATTAAACGCATCATTGAATCTAAGAAATATCAGAATGTTTTTCCTAAAGTTAAACTTCTTAAAAACGTCACAAGTAATGAGTACTGGTCAATCGACCACAAGTTTGCTGGTATTGATACGACAGGCGAAGAACAGTTTACTCTTTGCGCCGCTGGACTAAAAGGTTCAGTGACATCTAAACGTTCTCATCTGGTCATCATCGATGACCCTGTGAAGTCTGCCGCTGATATTGGTAACCCAGACATTCGCAAGATGATGCAAGACAATTGGAATGCTGTGATTGCTCCGACAATGTTTGAAGGCGGGCGAGCGATCTGTCTGGGTACGCGATTCCGTCATGACGATATCCATGCCACAACATTTTGCCCTCAGAACAATTGGATGCAGATCGTCCTATCAGCGATCTTAAATAACCAGGAGACAGGCGAAGAAGAGTCATACTGGCCGGAGATGTGGTCCCTAGACTACCTCAAGGAGAAGAAGCGGCAAGCGCCGATTGCTTTTTCTTTCCAGTACATGAATACTATTGTTAGACAGAATGAGCTGTCGCTTGCCCCAGAATTACTGGTGAAAGCTGAGATTGCCACGGAGTTTGATTGCCTTGGTATCGGTGTTGATCTATCAGCAGGTGTCAAAGAGAAGAATGACTATACCGTGATGGTCCTTGGTGGCCGCATTGGCGACAAGATTCATATCATCGATTATCGCAGGTTACGGGTGATGGGTAACCTAGAAAAACTTGATGCAATGAAAGAGTTACTTAATGATTGGTCGATTATTGGTCAACAAGCCGATGGCTTGTGGTTCCCAACCTATAACACTTGTGATATTTGGTCAGAAGCTGTCCAATATCAGGCGTCATTAGAAGCAGACTTTAAACGTGTTTGCTTGCAACAAGAGAATCTTTATAATTTAATTTGGCATCCTGTCAAAGGCTTTAGGTCAGACAAACTTGCACGTTTCCGTGGAATCATGGGAATGTTTGAGGATCGTAAAATAATATTTAATAGATATCGTAATTTCACCAGCATGTTCGAAGAGCTTACTAACTTCGGTGTTAGTTCTCATGATGACTGTGTTGATGCATTGGTTTGGCTAGTTACGGGCCTTATGAAACGAGGTAAACTTCAGCTTGATTATTAATGGAACATCTCATTGCTATTACTATAGGTGCAATCTCTGGTACTGGCTGGTTTATCAGTAAGATTTTTGGACGTATGCGTACTTTAGAAGATCGTATCGATCGCATGCCTCTTGAATATGTCTTAAAACAAGACCATATTCGTGAAATGGAAAGGATGAATACTGAATTCCATAAAATCAATACTAAGCTTGATAAACTGATTGAAAGATTAATGACCAAATGAGTTATTTCGTTGAGCTGCAGGAAGATGACAACGGGGATCTTATCCTTCCTATTCCAGAGGAAGTGATTGAAACTCTTGATTGGCAAGACGGTACACTATTAACCTGGAACATTAAAGGAGATGGTATTATTTTGCAAAGCTTAAATAATGAAAGTGGCTACGAAACCATTGAATAATCAGACTCTTTTAATCGTTGGTTGCCAGCGTTCTGGTACCATGATTGCTTCTAAAATGTTGGCCGATTACTTTGGCTCTTATCATCTTGATGAATTTGATGTTCTACCAACAAAAAAAGGAGCTTGGTATTTAGCTGAGTTATGCAATCGTGGTTATACCAATCTTGTTGTTCAGGCTCCAGTAGCGTTAAAAGACTGGCAGTTGTTTTATTCTGCTGTACCCAATATTAAATTTGTTTGTATTAAAAGGGATAAAGAAGACATCATTAATAGTATGCGTCGTATTGAATGGCTAAAAGAAGATCATCCTGATGACTGGGAAGAATTCATGGATAAGCAAGTTGATCTTATGTATGGTTTATGGGAAGATTTGAAAGAACGTGTGCCATCAACTGATTGGACAGAACTTGAATATGATGAATTGAAGACACATCCTTTCTTTGTTCCCAAGGAAGAACGTGAAAGTTTTACTGTAAAGCAGTGGAAAAAAGATGAACCTTGTGATCATCCAACTTGGCCAAGTGATGATGTATGCACTGAAGATACAATAAAAGAACGATATGCTAAGTAACCGACATGATGTTATATGACCCTAGGCAACAAGCTCAATTAGGGCCTTATTACAACTACAGCATGGGCGGAACTCAAGGTGGTTTCATGGGTAATACTGGTGGCCTTGCTGGGAGCATGGTCAATCTGGCATTGCAGCAACCAGGCCAAGAGCTGATGAATATGGGCATGGATGCTATGGCACCTGATAATACGAGCTTCTATCGTGGTCCTCAATTCGGTCAAGTTGATCAATACCCTCCTGCTGCCGCTGGCTTCTTAAATAAGCGTGTCTCCTAATGGCCCAAGACG